CGCTCCAGCTGAGGTACTACAATGGAGGTTCAACTTCTCGGTCGGAGCTGACATCACTTATACTGGGGGTCTTGACCAATACATAGAAGTCACGAAAGTGATGGCCCTAAACGAGACCCTCAAAATAGAAGTCAACTCTACTTCAGGGGCTACGATTATCGCGGGGGGTCAGTTTCTCGGGGGTACGTCTTTGCAGCTCTTCGAGTTCACGGCAGATACGGGCTTTTATGTCGACGTCTCCAAGGCGATGCCGACGATTAAAAGTATCGACTTTCTGTCGGGCATCCAGAAGATGTTTAACCTCGTCTTTGTCCCGGACCGCAACCGCCTCAATCACTTCTACGTTGAACCCTTTAGCGACTACTTCGCTACGGGAGCCGTCAAGGACTGGACCAACAAACTGGACTTAGAAAAGGACATAACGGTAAGCACGACCGCCGACCTTCAGAGGAGGAAGTACACTTGGACCCATTCCGAATCTACCGACATCGCAAATACCAACAAGAAAGAGGCTGGCAACGTGTACGGAGCGCGGGTTATCTACGACCCCAATAACGACTTCGCAACCGGGGAGCTGAAGATACAAAGCGAGTTTTCGCCGTTTATCACTTGGCAAGTGATGGATACGGGCTACGCTATTGCCCGACTCTACAATGACGCGGAGACAATTACCGATAGGCAGATAGCCGACCCGAAACCTATGCTGGCTTTTTGGAACGGGTTAAAGGACGAGCCTATCTACTACCTCAACGACTCGGCTACTGCAAAGACGGAGGGCTACCCTGCATTTAGCGAGTTCGACGACTGGAGCGCAGACGTCGACGACGACAGTTTGAACTTCGGACACCCCAGAGCGCGACGCGAGATTTTAGCCATCCCCTTGAATGGGCTATACTACAAGTATTGGAGACCTTGGGCGAACGAGCTTTATAGCGCCGACGCTCGTATGATGCGGGCTTTCTTCTATCTCGATTCCGTCGACATCTCGACCTTCGAGTGGAGCGACAAAATCTACCTCAAGAACACTTATTGGAGGGTTCTGGAGATTGCCAACTACGACCCCACGACCCCGGGGGTAGTAGAAGTGAAGCTCGTTAAGATGCTTGGGGAGATTGCGGACTGTTCTACCCTGCCCGATACTGGCAAGGGAGGTATCATCCAGTTCACCCCTACCAGCGCGACGGAGGAGTGCTGCAAAAAGTACGGGTTCGAATACGAAGCGACGGGTAAGTGCTACAATCCAATTCCTCTCTGATGGTTAAGGAAACCAAAGATTTCTCTTTCATCCTCGACGCTATCGAGCTGATGCAGACGAAAGCAAAGACGCCGAAGTGGGTTAAGGTAGTGGACTGGTATTTGGCTGCTTTCATCCTGATTGGATGGGTTACGCTGCTGGTCTTCCTTGTGTGGGTGCTAATTGGAACCTTCGGATAATGGCAAAGAAAGACGAAGCAGTTGTAACAGTTAAAGCGGACACCAGTCAGCTAGACCAAGCGTTTGATAAAGCGAACAACGCGGTCAAAGACCTAGGCACGGCGGGCGAGGAAAGCATAGGCTTACTGGACAACGTCACGGGCGGTTGGGCGAGTTCTCTTGTCAAAGCCCGGGCGGGTATCGGAAGCCTCATCGCGGGTCTGAACTTGACCAAGGTCGCTCTGATAGCTACGGGTATCGGCGCGTTTGTCGTGGCTATCGGCTCTCTGGTAGCTTACTTCGCCCAAACCAAAGAAGGAGCCAAAGCCCTCGAGGTTGCAGTGCAGGGACTCGGGGCGGTTTTCAACGTGCTGATTGAACGAGCCGGAAAGTTCGGCAGCGCAATCGTCAAGCTATTCAAGGGAGATTTTGCCGGAGCAGTAGACGACGCTACGGCAGCCGTGAGCGGGTTCGGGGCAGAGGTTCGAAAAGAGTTCAACGCCGTAACCGAACTGACCAAAGCGACACAAGCCCTCCGCGAATCCCAACGCGGAATCGTAGTAGAGACCGCCAAACAGAGGGCGGAGATTGAGCGTCTCAAGATGATTTCTGACGACGTAAACAAGAGCATAAAGGAACGCATCACGGCAGCGAAGCAAGCTGCTAAACTCGAACAAGAGCTGGTAGCGGAGCGAGTCCGCATCGCTCAGGAGGAGTTTCGCATTGAGAAGGAAAAGCAGGCGATGTCGTATGCCAGCGAGGAGGATATGATGAGGCTTGCGCAACTCGAAGCGGAGGTCTTTAACATCCAGCAGGAATCGCGCACCCTCCAGACCGAACTCCAAAACAAGGTCAACGGGCTACGTGCGGAAGGTATCCGACTGGCGGAGGAAGAAAAGACCAAGACCCTTGAGGCTATTGCAGCCTACCGCGAAGCGAACGCGCTTACCGAAATTGAACTGCTCCGGGCTAAGGGGCAGGTCGAAAACGATGAGGCTAAAAAGATACTTGCAGAACGAGGGCTGATAATTTCGGAAGCCTACAAGACAGAAGAGCAACTCGAAGAGGAAGCGCGTCAAAGGAGAAGGGATACGTTCCAGATGAATATGGAATACTATTCTACCGAAAGCGCAGCGTACGTCAAGCAAAGCGGGGAGATTTTGCAGATGGGACTTCAGGTCGCCGATTCGCTTGGAACGCTATTTCTCAAGAACGATGAGAAGCGGGCGCGTCGCTCCTTTCAGCTCCAAAAAACGCTCTCTATCGTTCAGGCTATAATGTCGACGGCTGAGGGTGTAACCGCCGCACTGACCGACAAGACGATGCCCAGCACGGCGTTGAGGATAGCCCAAGCTATCGCCGTCGGAGCTATGGGCGCAGCACAAGTTGCAACGATTGCACGCCAGCAGTTCCAACCCTCTTCCGCTCCTTCTACTCCTTCAGTTACGATGTCGTCCGCTACGTCTCCGATGGCAGCTCCCGCCCCGGGCTTCTCTCTCAACCAAGATAATTCCGGGTTCCGGGCCTACGTCTTGGGGTCTGAAGTAAGTAATCAAATGCAAGCCGACCAAAGGTTACGGGACCGGGTCGCGTTATTTGGATAAATCAAAGAAGATGGATTTAATCGAAATGGTTATTGACGGGGAGTTGGAGGGCATCCAAGCGATTTCGCTTGTCGAGGCTCCGGCTATCGACGAGAATTGGGTAACGCTATCCGAACAACTCCTGTTCAAGGCACAAGACCAAGAGCGGCGTATTGTGATGGGTCCCGCTCTCATCCCAGATAAGCCCATCTACCGCCGCAAGGGAGAGGAGGAGTTCCACATTTTCTTTTCGAAAGAGACCGTCCGAAAGTCGATGGAACTCTACTTTAAGAACGGACGCCAGAACTCGGCAACCGTCGAACACGAAGTAGGGATAGCCAGCACGACGGTAGTAGAAAGCTGGATTGTCGAGGGCGAACAAGACAAGTCCAAGCTCTACGGCTTCGACCTGCCCGTTGGAACTTGGATGGTTTCGATGAAAATTGAGAGCGAACCTATCTGGGATGAATGGGTAAAAACGGGACGGCTCAAAGGCTTCTCCATCGAGGGTTATTTTAAGAAGCGGGAGGAGCTGAGCAGTCACGAGGAACTCACCGAAGACGGCTTTTTGAACGAACTGAACGACATCTTTAAGGATGAGCTGGGACGCATTGCCTTAGAAGGTGTCAACACCGAAGAATGATTTTCGTTAAACCCATATAATCCAATTCAAATGAGCTTACAAAAGCGAGTCGAGAAGCTCTTTGAGAAGTACGCGGTCATTGCTGCGAAACTCTCCGAAGAGAAAGAAGAAGTCAAGATGGCGGAAGCCACACTTGATAGCGGTCAAACTATCGCGACCGATGCCGAAGCTTGGGCTATCGGAGTAGCGGTATTCGTCGTGAACGAGGAGGGAGAGCAAATCCCTCTTCCCGATGGCGAGTACAAGCTCGAAGATGGAACCGAGTTCACGGTAGCTGAGGGCGTAGTAGCGGCTTGGGAGATGCCCGCCGCCGAAGCGGAAGCACCAGCGGAAGAGCTTGCGGCGGAAGTGTTGACGCGGGAGATTGTTTCTGAGATGATTGCCGCAGAAGTTGGCAAGCTTCAGGAAAAGCTCTCCAAGCAACTGAAGGAAAAAGAAGCCAAAATCGAGAAGTTGAGCAAGCAGCCCGCTGGCGGTTTGGTTCGCAACCCGGTAAAGGTTCAGATGTCCCGCGAGGACATCGCTAAGCTGCCTTTGGCAGAGCGTGTAAAAGCAATTCAAAATCAATTCTCATAACTAGAAATTATGGCAGACGGTACATTTACCACAAACAACTACGCCGGGAAAGCTGCGCTTCCCTACGTAGCCCCCGCGATTCTCGCGGCTGACACTATCGCAAACGGCTACGTTACTTTGCTGGATAACGTTCGGCACAAGGCGCAGTTGCGGAAGTTCACTGGCTCGCAAATCCAAGCCGCGACTTGTACGTTCACCAGCGGAACCGCGCTCGACCTGAGCGACGTTCAATTGACGCTGACCGAACTGCAAATTAACGACCAGATTTGCAACAAAGACCTTCGCACGACTTGGGAAAGCGAACTGATGGCGGGAGCCTCTGCAATCGCTCCGGGCTCGTACAAGGACGGAGCAGCTATGTACGTTGCAAAGCGTGCAGCTGAAGCTATCGAGCGGAACATTTGGCAGGGTAACTACAACCCCGACGCGGGCGTAGCTACGAGCGCAAGCTTTACGGCTTTCAACGGCTTGTTGCGCCAGATGGTTTTGGCTGCTCCTACCTACGAAGCCAACTTGACGGGAGCTTTGACTGCTGCCAACATCTTGTCGAAGTTGCTTGCGTTGACTACGACCCAATGCCCTCCGGCTTTGTTGGGTGACCCGGACGCGGTAATTGATATGAGCCGCGCTTCTAAGCAGTTGTATTTCTCGGCTTTGGCTGGTACGGCTCAGCTGGCTTTCTTCGCTGAAGGTTTGGCTGACAAGTACGCTGGCTACCGCGTAGTTACCCCTGCTGGTTTCCCGGACGATACCTTGTTGATTTCGCGAGTTGAGAACTTGTACGTTGGATGTAACCTCCTGACCGACCTCACCGAAGCTCGGGTTTTGGACCTCATCGACGTAACGGGCGACGACGTTACGCGTATCATTATGAAGTTCGCTTTCGGAACTCAAGTAGTAGACCACAACTCTTACGGCTTGCTCCGTCGGACCACCTAATTCGTTAACTGATGAGTTGCACACTAACAGTTAACGGGCGTACCCTCCAATGCAAGGATGCTATTGGGGGCATTCGCCGGGTGTGGTTCAAGAAGTTCGACGCTGCCGACTGGGGTACTCCCTCAGACGGCGCGTTGGCTGGGGCAGCAGTAGCTATTACTGTCTACCCTTTTGAGCTTACCAAGAATAGCGGCTCATTCGTTCAAACGGTTCAAAGCTCTATTGAGAACGGAACCGTCTATTTCGAACAAGTCGTGACGATTCAGTACCCCAAAATTCGGGCTATCGACAACAAAGAGTTGGCCGACATCCTGAAGAACCGGGTTTGCATCATCGTTGAGGACGTGAACGGAAACCGTATGGTAATGGGGCACACTTCAGGGTGTGAAACCAACGGCGGTTCCGTTTCTACGGGTACGGCGGCTGGAGACCTGAACGGCTACAACATTACGTTCGTAGCTCACGAGGTTATCCCAGCTCCGATTTTGTCTGCCGTGACGAATATCACCTACGGCGCAGCGACCTAACGATTTTCCACCTAAGAAAGAGCCCCAGCGATGGGGCTTTTTTTTGCCCTAAAAAGACCTGAACTTGTGCCAATGAAACACCTAGTCGACGGGGGTATCGCGATGCTCCCAGAACGCTTCCCTGCAAGCGTCAAAACAATTGAAAGCCTAGCGGGGCAGCTCAACACCTTGTACATCCGCTGGCAGGGGGAGGAACCCCCGGCGTTCCCTTCGTGGTGCGTCGTTTCTTGGGGGAAAAACACGGGCGATATTGGCAAATTTCACGCCAGCGAAAACGACTTTGTAACCTTGGACGACGACCTTGTTTATCCAGAGGGCTATGTTCAGGACTTCGTTCGCAATGCCAAGCGGTTTCCCGGGGCTATCCTGACGCATCACGGCAAAACTTGGCAGGGTCCGACAGTCAACTACTTTGGAGAGGTTAGAAATGAGGTTTATTGCTTGCACGAAAACCTCAAAGAAATACAACTGACTGCCCCGGGTACGGGCTGCTCCTTTTATCCAAAAGAGATTTACCAGCGACTGCAAAAGGAGCTTGAGCAGGACTGGAATTGCGGCGATATTTTGGTAGGAAGCTGGGCAAGGAAAAACGGTGTACCGATTCAAGCAATTAAACATCGAATCGGCTATTTCAAATACCTTCGACCCAAGGACACAATTTGGGACCAGTCTCAAACAAGGGATATGACCGCACTTTGGAACAAGTATCTCGGATGAAAATAGCCATTCACATTCCCGTCTGGCAGCGAGTCGAGATGACCCGCGCTTGTTACGTAGGTATTGAAAGAATACGCGCGGAGTTCCTCGCGGCGGGCTACGAAATCGAGCCTTTCATTGGGGTCTCTGAGGAGGTCCACGCGCAGCTCGCGGAGGAGTTCGGCTACAAGTACAAGGAAGTCACCAACGAAACCCTTGGGCTCAAGAACCAAGAGCTTTACGAATGGATGAAGGGGTACGATTGGGATGTAATGATGCAGCTGGGAAGCGACGACTTCCTACTTCCGGGGGCGGGGTCCTATATCGTCGATAATATCGAAGAACACGACTACGCGTGCTTTCGAAATATCTATATGTTCCGGGCTGACAACCGGGAAGGGACGCTTTTTAAAGGCTACCCTTGCGGAGCCGGGCGGTTTCTAAAGCGATGGATAGCCGACAAAACCAAGTTGATGTGGAGCAACCGCCGGGTCGGGTTGGATGGGTGTTCGGCGCAGCACGTATACGACAATACCAAGGTCAAATACTTTTGTATGACGGAACCGCTCGTGGCGGATGTCAAGAGTAGCGTAAATGTGTCTGCCTTTTGCCGTTACAAATACGAGCCCACGATGTATTGGTTGGACGACATCGTGCCCGAAGCTCACCTAATCCCGAGAGATGTTGTACTTAAACTCGAATAGTTCCGCCCAATCGATTTTCCTGACCCTTCAGGATGCGGCGCGGGACTACTCCTATACCCATTACCTCTTTAAGCTGGTCCATAGGATGAGCAAGGAGGAACATTTCTTCGTGGCGGACATCGCCGTAGATAATCCCAGATACACCGAAGTCAGCGTAGCGACCAACGGCGTAACTACAAACGACATCCTTTTAACCGAAGTAGGGGATTACGATTATTTCGTTTACGTCCAGAACTCAAGCACAAACAAAGACCCGGAATCGGTGCTGGTGGAGGGTATGGTGGAACAAGGGACCTTGAGAGTTCCCGGAGCTAGTCCGTTCTTCGTACCTACCGTCAGCGTTGCAGATAACATCATCTATTATCAATGAGCATCGAAAGCGTCAAGCTGGCATCGTACCAGCCTCGTTCTTTTAAGGAGACCGTTAAAGGTCAATGGGTTAATTACGGCGACGACAACCTCTTTCCGCAATACCTCGTCGACCTCTTCCACCAGAGCCCCACGCATAACGCGCTCTGCACGACAATTGCAATGATGATTTACGGCGACGGGTTCGAAGCTCAGGACCTCAACGCCAAACTCCTCTTTGCGCAGTGGGGACTCGACGACGAACTACGGAAAGCAGCTTTGGACCTAAAGCTTCATAACGGCTTCGCTCTAGAGGTTGTGTGGAGCCTTGACCGGGAAACGATTGCCAACGTCAAGCACGTTCCTTTCGAATGCGTGCGCTCTGGTACGATGGACGAGAACGAGGTAGTCCACGAATACTACTACTCAAGGGACTGGTCGAATAGAAGGAACGAACCCGTTTGCTTGCCTAAGTTCAACCCGGAGTATAAGAACGAGCAGCCTACGCAGTTGATGTACGTCAAGCCGTTCACGGTCGGGTCTTTTTACTACCCCAAACCCGATTATCTCGGGGCAGTCAACTACATCGAACTTGAGAAAGAAATTGGGGTATTCCACATCAATAATATCAAGAACGGGCTTTCCCCGTCTTTTGCTATTCACTTTAAGAACGGCATCCCCTCCGACGAGGAGCGCAACAAAATCCGTCAGGACATCGAGCGTCAAGGGGCGGGGGCGCAAAACGCGGGCAAGTTCTGGATGACCTTTTCTGACGAGCCCGACCGCGTCCCCGAAATCGAAGCCTTTGCACTGTCGGACGCGGATAAGCAGTACCAGTTCCTTTCGGAGGAGACGACCGCGAAAATTATGGTCGGCCACCGAGTCACAAACCCAATGATGTTTGGCGTCGCTACGCCGGGTAAGTTGGGCGGAGGAACCGAGTTAGAAGCTTCTATTGCGCTTTTCGAGCGTCAAGTGATAGAACCGTTTCGGCAGGTTATCGAAAGAGCCTTAAAAAGCCTTTTGGACGCTTGCGGAGTTTCGGCAGTTCTTTTGCAAAACGAGCCGCAAAAAATCGACCTCGACTCCGCTTTTGACTGGCTCGAATCCAGAGGCGAGGAGATGGGCGACGACTGGGAGTTGATAGACGAAAGGGAAGTGGACTACGACCTTGAGGACACCCAAGATGCTTTGTGGACGTTCGCCCGGACCTTGAGAAATAACCCCTCCAGACAGAGCGAACAAGACAACGAGATTGTCCGGGTTCGGTACGCTTACGCTCCGCAGCTCTCGGACGCGAAGTCGCGGGACTTTTGTTCTCGTATGGTCAACGCGCTGAAGGTCTATCGCAAAGAAGACATCATCGCGGCGGGGTCCCAAGCAGTCAACCCCGGCTGGGGTCCTGAAGGAGCTTCGACCTATTCGATTTGGCTCTACAAAGGGGGCGGTTCCTGCCGTCATTTCTGGATGCGCCAAACGTATCTCCAGAAGAATAACAAGCTCGTCTCGGTGAACGAAGCCAAGGCTTTGATTCAGGCTCTCCCCGTCAAGGAACGGGCTAAAAACCGCTTAC